GTGCTGAAGAAGTAGCAACTGCTTCAGGGTATAACATAGCTGATATCATAGCAGCAGCAGCCTCTGTCGGTGTTCCATTCTTGATTGATAAGAAGACAACAGCAACAGCACCGGCAGCTAACGCACCTCTTATTACTGGGCCTACGCAGCCTGCCATAGGGCCTGTAAAACCTATAGAGGTATTGGTAGACCCTAATGCGCCTATCTCAGGGCCTGTAACACCAACAACTACAACGACTCCTACAACTACGACGACTCCTACAACTACGACTACACCAACGACTACAACAACGCCTACAACTACGACTACACCAACAACAACAACTACGACTACACCAACAACGACTACTACACCTGGTGGTACTGACGGCACTGACGGTAAAGATGGCAAAGATGGTGGTGACGGTGGTGACGGTAAAGATGGTAAAGACGGAACAGACGGTAAAGACGGTTTACCAGGCTTGTTCTCAGCAGCGTCTATAGTTAATAGCATCTTTGCACCTGAGTTATTTAAATCATCAGCAACGCTGGGGCCAGAAGTTAACACACTCTTTGGTGCATTCAGAAGGAGTCAAATGCAATGATCTACATAGACATTGTTAATAACGTACTACGCAGACTGCGTGAATCAGAAGTACAGACAATAGCTCAGACATCCTACTCCAAACTCATTGGTGACTTTGTTAATGATGCTAAGACTATTGTTGATAGTGCTTGGCGCTGGTCACAGTACAGGATCGGTATAACCTTTAACACCACCAACACTGTAGGCATGTATTCATTAACAAACAGTGGTGTCAACACAGTAGTTGTTAACGCCTTAAACGATACCACTAACACCTTCTTAGAGTATCAAAGCCCTACATGGTTTGAGCAACAGACAAAGCTACAAGACATTGTATATGGCGCTCCAGCTTACTACACCTTTGCCGGTGAAGACGGTGGTGGTGATGCTATTGTTAAAGTGTATCCAATACCTGATGCAGCCTATGCTCTAGTGTTTAATGTTATTAAAGACCCTGTTGATCTTACTATTGAGACAAGTATCCTAGCTATACCGCATCAGCCAGTAATTCAATTAGCCCTTGCTATGGCACTGCGTGAACGAGGTGAGACAGGTGGACAGAGTGCAGCAGAGCAGTTTGGAGTAGCAGAGACTTTCTTGTCAGACGCTATAGCCTTAGACGCTGCTAAGAACCCTGAAGAACTTATCTGGAAGACTGTGTAATGGCTCAACAACTACAGAGTATTAACATATCAGCTCCAGGCTTTGCTGGCATTAATACGCAGGATAGTCCTATCAGCTTGTCTCCTGTGTTCGCTGCTGTTGCTAACAACTGTGTTATTGATAAGTTTGGTAGAGTTGGTGCTAGACAGGGTTTTACGTTAGAGACAACAACTACCAACGGAAACCTCGGTACTTCGATAGGTATAGAGTCTATAAAAGAATACAAAGACTCTGCCGGTGTTTCTGCAATCTTCACAGCAGCTAATAACAAGATACTCAAAGGTGTTACTACGTTAGTTGATAAGACTCCTGCAAGCTACACCATCACTGCTAACAACTGGCAGATGGTTAACTTCAACGACAGGATGTACTTCTTCCAGCGTGGCTATGAGCCTCTGGTGTACATTGGTAGCACAGATGTCTTAGCTAAGATGAGTGCTGTCGCTGGAGCAGCTGGAACACCGCCACAGGCTAACACAGCTATTGCAGCCTACGGTAGAGTGTGGTGTGCTGACTTCACCGCTGACAAGCATACAGTGTACTGGTCAGACCTGCTGAATGGCTCAATCTGGACAGGTGGTAGCTCAGGTAGTATTGACATCTCTGAAGTATGGCCTGACGGCTATGATGAGATTGTCACTATGACAGCTCACAACGGCTTTCTAATCATCTTTGGTAAACGATCTATCTTAGTCTATGCTGGTGCTGAAGACCCATCGACAATGGCAATAGCAGACGTTATAAACGGTATAGGCTGCGTTGCTAGAGACAGTGTACAACACACTGGTGCTGACATCTTGTTCTTAGACGCTACAGGTGTAAGAAGCCTTGGTAGAACTATTCAAGAGAAGTCTGTGCCTATAGGCGACATCAGTAAGAATGTTAGAGATGATATTAAAGATTTAATTGCTACTGCTTCACAGCCTATTAAGTGTCACTACAGTCCTGAGAATGCTTTCTACTTAGTTACCTTTAGAAGTTCTTCAATCACTTATTGTTTTGATACACGTAGGCCGCTAGAGGACGGTAGTTACAGAGCTACAACCTGGACAAGCCTAGTTCCTTTGTGTTATGAGAGGACACTGAGTGGTATACTATACATAGGTACTTCTGGCGGTGTTGGTAAGTATCAAGGGTATAGAGATAACACAACTCCGTACCTGATGAGCTACTTCAGTCATCCATTAACATTTGATAATCCTTCTAACTTAAAGTTCTTGAAGAAGGTGTCGTTGATTACCATAGGCGGTACTAGCAGTAACGGTATCTTGAACTGGGCTTATGATTACTCACTAGCATACAGCAAGCAAGCGTTTTCATTTGTGTCTTCCCTTAATCCCGCTAACTATAACATCTCTGAGTTTAATACCGATGCTGAATACACCTACCCTACAACTATTAATAAACCATCCATTAATACATCAGGCAGTGGTGTTGCTGTGTCAATAGGTGTAGAGGCTACGATAAATAATTCAGCGTTCTCCATACAAGAAATGAACATTTATGCACTATTAGGAAGGGTTATATAATGGCTGATTACACTAAGGCTACGAACTTTGCAGCTAAGGATGCTTTGGCAACAGGCAATCCTTCAAAGGTTGTTGTAGGCACTGACATTGACACAGAGTTTAATGCTATACAGTCTGCCGTTAACAGTAAAGCAGACAAGGCATCACCTACCTTTACAGGGACGGTGACAATACCGACACTAACTGTTAGCGGTACAGCCACCATCGGCACTATCACTGGTGGAACTTATTAAGGGGTAAGATATGGATAGTATTTGGGAGTTTTTAAGTGGTCAAGCTAATAGCGGTAATTTTGGTAGCCTCTTAGGTGCTGGTGGTAGTTTAGCGTTGGCAGAGAACTACGCTAGAGAAATAGAAAAGGCAGGACAAGGTGCTAGCACAGCTGCTAATACGTTAGGGACTACGTTAGCCTCTGGAGCGCAGTTTAAACCTTTTACTGTTACTACAGGGTTGTCTACAGCTACTACAGACCCACAAGGTGGATACAACCTAACACTCAGCCCTGAGCAGCAGTTCTATCAGAATGAATTGTTTGGTACAGCAGCTGGGTTGTTGCAGAGTGCTACACAGAATGATGCTACAAGAGAGCAGCAGATATTCAATCGTCTTCAAGCTATGACATCTCCAGGACAAGAGAGGGAGAGATTAGCTTTAGAGAATAGATTGTTTAATCAAGGTAGAGGTGGTGTCAGTACAGCAGCCTATGGCGGTACACCAGAGCAGCTTGCAATGGCTAAGGCTATTGAAGAACAGCGCAGTGCTAACGTCTTTGGTGCTATGCAGCAGTCAATGGCTGAACAGGCTCAGAAGGCTAATATCGGTAGTGGTTTGTTCCAGCTTGGTTACTTGCCACAGAGAGAAGCAATAGCGTCTATGACTCCTGCTATTAACCTAGCTGACATAGCCGGTGCAGGTCAGAGAGCTGGCATACAGACACAGGGCTTGTTAGGTCAGGCTGGTATTGAAGCTCTTATTAACGCTAATAATGCTGCTGCTGCTGGGAGGTCTGGAACACTATCAAATTTGTTGACTTCTTTAACAGCTCCTAAAACTAACGCAGCGGGTAATGTAGAACAACAAAGCATTATTGACAGAGCCTTGGGCGGTTTGTTTGATAGATTCATTAAGAGGTAAATATGTTAACAAACATACAGAGTTTATTTGCAGATATTCTACAAACACCACAGCAACGAGCTATGCAGCTTACTAATGAAGGTTTAAATAGAGCTGAGTTAGCTACAAGAGGCTTGTCAGGTGGAGCAGCTATGTTGTCTCCGTTGATAGCAGCAGAGGCTAGAACAGCGCCTATGCGTGAAGAGATGCTGAGTAGAAGCTTGGGTAGATTGTTTGGACAA